CGTCATCAGCACGTCGACCTGGGTGCCGGACACGATCTGGTAGACCTCGCCCTGATATTTGGTCGTCGAAAATTGCACTGCATCGCCGGCCGCCAGCATCGCCGTCGATGTGACGGTGCAGCGATAGGTCGGGTAACCGGTCATTTGCCACGTGCCGGTCACCTGCGTGCCGGACGTGTATCCCGAGATCGAAATCTCCCGGTTCAGAATACGAACCCGCGTGCAGACGTGGCTGGCGGAAAAGACCGACGACGACGCCGTGAGCGTGACGGCGCCGGAGGTCGAGCTTGGCTGCAGCGAAATTCCGCGCGCAGCGTACCGGAAATATGGACGCTTCGATGAGCCGCCGACCGAATCGTACGTCACCGAAGCGCCGGACCATGACGACGCCGACGCTGCGCTCAGTTTGTAGGGCGCAAAGGATCGCGACGTGACGTAAACCTCATTCAGCCCCGGCGCGAATTGCATGGACGCCAGATCGGCGGCGACCCAAGGCCGGGACGTCAGATTGGTCAGCGATGCGCCGGCCGATGACAGGACATCGAGCCGCGCGTCGGAGAACATCAGAATGACGCGCGTGCCGTCTGAATACAGAAATGGCAGCATGCGCGAGCCGCCCGGCAGCGTGGACACCAGCGCCAGACCGGGCCGGCGCTCGCCCATACCGCCCATGGTGATGCGGACATTGCGCAGGGTTTTGGACGTGCCGGCGGCGATTTCCTCATGCGAGCGGCGCGCAAATTGCGCGTCGGCCTGGCCGCCTTCGAATGTGGTGATGACCTTGGTGCGCTTCACGAGCGGCGCCGCCCCGTCAGCCGGGCGTACCGGGCCTGCAGCAGCCGGCCCATATTGGCCTTGACCGGCGGCGACATGCGCTTGTCGACCCCGATCGCCTTGCGCTCCAGCACGTCGGCGCGCTCATGCGTCTTGATGCCGATCTCCTCCTGATCGAACGCTTCGCGCATATAGGCGGTCAGGCGCTCCTTGACCGCGGCGACGAATGCGCCCGGCCATGCGTCTTCGGACGCGTTGAGCAGGCCAATGCCGCACAGCTCATCGTCCTCGAATTCGGTGTAGATCTTGCCGCCGTCGACGCGCTGGTAATTGATTGGCGTGCCGTAGGCGTCCTGCACATGACGCAGGACCAGAAACTGGCCGGGAATGGTGTAGGCCGCGACCCATGGATCGGGCGGCGTTTCGGTGAGCGCGGCGCCCAAAGCGACATAGCTTCTGGCGAAGTCCCACGCATGCTGTCCAAGAATTTCCTCGACGACGGCGTCATACAGAATCTTGGACGCGTTCATCTCGTCCGTGTCGTCGTCCAGGCTCTGGGGGATTTCGGAGCCCACGCGCGCGAGGCAAAATCGAATGATGTCGAATTTTGTGGCCATGGCCGAAAACTGAAATGCGTGGCGATTTCCCGCCACGCACATCAGGTATTTAATGCTTTCGCACTAAGTCGGCAGAATCGGCCCGCCGAACGCGGGCCAGCCTTAACCGGGCTGATCGGGATGATCGGTCTGGGCTTCAGCGACAAGATCGTCGTACGCGGTCTTCCAGTCGTCGCGGTTCTTCATCATCTCTTGATATTCTTGATCTTTTGCCGCGAACAATTCGTCTTTCGTCTTGGCGTCGGCTTCCAGCGCCTTCACGCGCTTCTGCGCCGCCTTCAGATCGTCCTTCAGCGATTTAACCAGATCGCTGTCATCGACCGGCGCAGGCGCTGCATTGCGCGCTTCATTTAATGCGGCCTCAAGCTCGGCGACGCGCGCTTCGGCCGCTTCCAGCTTCGTCGTGAGATCCAGCACTTTCGGCCCGGACTGGATGCCGGCGAACGTGTCAGCGGCCGGCGCCGACTTTGGCGCCTCAGTCGGGCGTTCGCCGTCGACCGGGTCGGCCCACGAAATATCTTCGCCGTCCGGCGCGGGGAAAACATCGCCGATTTCGCGAATGCGTCCGCCGTGAAATCCTTTTTCTCGCGCTTTCCAATTTGCCATGCGCTTTCTCCTTTTTCAGCGCCCAAACAAAAAGGGCGGAGGCATAACCACCGCCCCCTTTGCAGCAGGCCCCACGTAAATCTTAGACCGGATGCGGCGATCTTGGCGCCTTCCAGAGTTGAGCGTCCAATTGCAAACCAAGCCGGAACGCGCCCGCCGAGAAGTTCGCCGTGTTCACGGTATAAGACCCGCGAATGTAGCGGTAGCCCGTCAAGGCCGGGGAAGGGTTCAGCTTGGCCACAAATTGATAGTCGGCGATCAAGGTCGCTTTCGGGATACCGGTGAAAACGGTCTGGATCGTCACGGCCGACCCGAAGGCCGCCGATGAATCGCCTTGCAGAACCAGATCCAATGTCGTCGCGCCGGCGCTGGCCGTCGTCGTGGTCACGGTGAAGACAATATTTAATTCTTCGCCGACGCCAATATTTCGCGCCGCACCCAGATCGATGTAATCTGTGGTGGCCGCAGACGCCGTGACCGCCTGGTCCAGCGACATCATCAACTGACGGTCTTCAATCGCCATCGAAATAACTCCCCCACAGGGCCAAAAAGAGACTGAGACGCGCGCCCTTATTAGGTGACGCGCGCCTCTGTGTTCAGCAGAGCGTCGATACGCCGGACCGGAATATCGCCGAAGGTCAGAACCGGATTGCCGGCGATCGTCTCGCGGTTCAGCCAGACGTTCGACTTGTTCATCAATTGACGGCGCATCCACGAGCGCACAGTCCGGTTGCAATAGAAGGCCGCCTTGCCCGCGCCCAGATTGTCGATGCGCTCAAGCGCCTGGACGAAGAAGTCGATCAGGTCGGCGCCAGACGCCGCGTTCTTGGTCAGCGTCGTCACGTCGATGTTGCAAAGGCGCACGCCATAGCGCCAGTCCTTGACCTTCAGGCCAAGATCCCACTGGTACAGAAGCTCGCGCGCCTGGAAGGGGTTGGACGAGGAATCAAGGACGCGTTGTTCGCCCAGATCCTTCATCTTCAGGCCGGCGCTCAGATTGCGCGGCACAACGCCAGTGATCGTGTTGGCGTCCCAGACGATAAGATAGGCCGACGTGTTCGTCGAACCGGTGCCGCCGCAATCGATGACGTTCGTCGCCGATAAAGACGTGCCAGTTGAGACGGACGAATAATATTGCGCAAGGCCGGTGATGCGTTCGGAGTTTGTCGCCTGCGATTCATAGATCAGCGCCGACGCCGCCTGCTGCGACATGCCTTCGATGAAGGCCGCGGATTCGCTCATCAGAAGCGAGCCCGGATCGTTCGAAATGTCCAGCAATTTGGTGTCGATCTGCGCCCGCGCTTCGAGCGAACCACACGCCAGATCGATCTGCGCGGTCGTCGACTTCGTGGGCTGCGTACCCTGGTTGATGCGGCGCCACGTCGCGGACGGAATGCCGGTGCGGATCGTGAAACGGTCGCCCGTATCCAGATTGCCCTGCGACCACAGCATGTCGTCCAGAAGCTCATTCTTGGCCGACAGGATTTCCGCGATCGCCGCAGCCTTGCCGTCCGGGTCCATGCGTTTTGCAAGGTCGACCAGCGTCAGATTGGTGTTGCCAATAGCGGCCATGTATCAGTCCCCCTACGCAGCGCGCGGCTTATCGTGCGGAAATAGAATTTGCTGGGGCAGCAAAGACGACGCACCAGAACCGCCGGCATTCGCCCCCGGCGCCGGACCCGTCACCTTGCCCATCAGCTTTTCGAGAAATTCGAATTCGGCCGCGGTATTCACGCGCGCCAGAATCGCCAGCGCATTGTCGCCGCCCTCAGTCTTGACGAAATTGCGCAGCGTGTTCACGCGCGCTTCGGCGTTCTCGCCGAGCTTCGCCATTTCCGCCTTGCCGGCGTCCATGACGGCCTTCGCATCCGCAAGCTGCGCCTGGACAAAGGAATTCAACAGCGCCGTCTGCGCCGCTTTACCCAGCCCGAATTCAGCGAAAACCTTGGCCGCGCTTTGCAGCAACGGCGAATCCGCATCCAGCTCGATCGGCTTGCCGTCCAGACCGGCCAGCGGCTTTCCGTCTTCGCCCTTGAGTTCGGCGACGAGGCTTTTGAAATCGACCTTGGACGGATCGTCGACCGCGCCGTCCGACAGCTTCGCGAACTTTTCCGCGACGCCGTTCAGTTCGGTCAGCTTGTCCAGATTGAACGCATTGTTTTCCGCGTTCCAGAAAGCATCAGGCATCCCTTCCGGCTTTCCAGAAGACGCTGCAGCGCCACCTGCAGAAGTTCCACCCGATGGCGCCGTGATAGCACCGGCGTCATTCGTTCCAGCATTGGACGCGCCGGCTGGCGCAGCCCCGGCGTCACCCGTCCCCGAGTTCGCCGGTACTCCGTCCATCGCCGCCGCCAAGCTCATGCCGTTCGTCCACCATGCCTAAAATTTGGTGGACTAACCTTCTTTGGCCCTCCCTCTCGCTCAACGCACTAAAGTCGGACCCCACAGGCGAAGGGCGGATCAGAAACTGCTCCTCCATCCATGAAAACAGCAGCGAGCCGTCCGCGGTGCGCGCCAGACGGTTCACCACTTCACGGATGTTTTCAAAGTCCGGCTTCTTTTCCTCGCGCGGATGATTGGCCGAACGGATGCGCGCCAGACGCCGCATCGCCCCTGTCTGCGTCATTGTTGCATTCCCGGCTGTTGCGGCGCGCCAGCGCCCATCGCCGACGGATCGACGCCCTGCGCCTGGGCGGCAAGCGCGGCCGCCTGCTTGATCTGATCGGGCGACAGCACCACGACGTTCTGCTCGTCCATATCGGCCTTGATGTTGCGGATCGTGCCGGCCGCATCGATCACCGCCATCTGGTCCGGCATGTTCGCGCGCATGATGTTCAGCAAACGCTCCGACGATGCGACCCGCTCATAGGCCCGCGCCCGGCCGAACGTCGATTGCGGCACCACCTTGATCACACGATCGCCCAGCCGCACCGGATCGATCTGGCCTTCCTTCGATCGCAGCCACACGACGCGCTTCAGCACCGGCAGCACGAATTCATTGATCACCTTGCCGCGGGGTATCTCAAGACGCCGCTCGGTGCGCGCCTTCTCATCCGTCCATTGCCCCAAAGTCGGCGGCGTGTCGCCGCGCTGATAGGGCTTGTCCTGGTACAGAGCCCGGCGAATATTCGCCTGCAGCTCTTGAAACTCGAAGAAGGCAAGATCGAGCTTGCCCTCCATCTTCAGCGTGTCGACCTTGGAGCCCGGCGCACGCGGGATCATGTCGCCCGCATCCAGACCCTGATCAAAATTGATCACGCCATCGTCATCGTAAAATGCGGGCGGATCGATCAGCTTCGATCCCGCCGCCAGCACCATCGCCTTCAGCTCGTTCAGGACGCGCTGATCGGGCGACGCCTTGAACGCCGGCCCGATTCCGTACACGCATGTCCCCGACGTCGCCCAGCGGCAGGCAATAATATGCGCCGCGCCCGCGCCATCGTAATTCTGCGACCACACAAGCTGATCGTTTACAAACAGCATGCGCGTATAGGTCTCATAGGCTTTGTTCGCCCATGAGCGCACCACGCCATCGAGCACCTGAAGCGAGCTTTCCGGCTGCAACCCGGCCAAAGTCGCCGGCAATGTCACGCCATATGGCCCATAGCAGATCTCGAACATCCGCTTTTCCAGCGTCCGCTCGCGCCAGCGCCCATCCACAAAGCCATGCGGGCCGCGGTCCAGCAGCAGATCCGCGATCGTGATCGGCTCGGCGATCAGCGGATTGTTCGGCCCTTCCGACAGGATCGACATGCCCGCCGTGCCGCTCGCCAGTTCCTGATAGAATTCAAGCGCCGCTTCGGTGAAATTAGACCGCTCAATTTCGGAATAGACATAATCCTGCGTGCGCGCGACCGGCTCCTCGATCTGGCGCAGGATTTCCGGCGGCAGCATTTCGGCCGGTTCGAACTTGGCCCAGACTTCCTGAACCGGCGTGAAACGCGCCATCATGTCGGCCGCGAAATCCTCGACCGTGTCCTGCAGCGTCGAATCCAGAATATCGGCCACATCATCCGGCGACAATTGCGGATCGCCGCCGGCCTGGGACAGCATCTGCTGCGCAGCGCCGACCTGCCGGCGCCAGGGCGACGCCAGACGGAACACCTCATTGATCAGCGATGCCCGGCGCAGACGATCGGTCCGCGCCAGCGACACCCGCCGCTTCATCTCTTTCTTGAAGGCGTCCTTGTCCGCGCCGGATTGCGGATCAAGCGGGAACGGCGCGCCATCCGCCATCAGAACATCCCGCCCTTCCAGATATAACCCAGATTCAGGCCGGCCGGAGTTCCGCCGGCGCCGGCAGACGACAAAGCCGTCGACGCCGCCCCGGCAAATGAGCTCGATCCCGTCGATGCGCTCGCTCCAGCGCCCGGCGCCTGGCCGAACACCCGCGCCTTCAGCCGCGTCTTACGCTCCAGCACATCGCCCACGGCCGCATTGTTCGCATCCGTCGCCGCCTTCTCAGCCGCCAGACGCTGCGCCTTGACCGCGGGATCTTCCTCGACGGGTTTAACTGACGGCGCCTTGACCTTCATCGGCGACACTCCATCATCGCATTGGCCCACGGATCGAAGCCGACATCGGACGCAGGAATGACCCAGCACTCGCGATGCTGCGGCGTCGAGATCAGCAACGGCGAAACCGCGCGCTCCTCATCTGGCCGCGTCGCGCAGGCGCCAAGCGCCAGTAAAAGGATCAAAGCAAAGCGCTTCATCGGGCCAGAATGGCGCGGACGCGCCTAGCGTACACGCACGCTAGCGCGGATGCTCCGCACCCCAGCCGTTCGCATGGCCGATCTCATGGCACATCAGCTTTGCGTATGGATCGCGCCAGGCGCAGGGGTTCGGGGCGATGATCAGATCACCCCCAACAGGCGCACAGGCGATAGAGCCAGCCGGCGCTTTAATGATCCCACACATGGATTGAGCGCTGTCTGTGAAGCGAACCTCAACCCGCGCATCGCCGCGATACCGCTCTGGCGGCAGGTCAGGGCTGAAGCCCCCCGCCTTGGGCCATGCAAGCCAGACCGCGCCGAGGATCACAGCCCATGACGCCAGCGTAAGAGCGATCCAGATTACAAGGCATTTTCGTAGAGAATAGCGCTGGGTCATGCTATACTCACCGCATGAAGCCCAGAAAGCATGTCCGCCATCGCATCAGAATGGCCCGCTTCGCCATCAAGTTGAAGCGTATTACGGGGGCGAAGCCCTTCTATGTTTATGTCAATCCCGCGCGCGCAGCTTTTGATAAGCCGCTCACTGACGACCTCCTGCGAAAACTCACGGAGTAGCTCGGTCATGCGGGCGTCATCGCCTGAAGCTGGCTGTCACTCGCAGCGTAGTTGGACCAGAGAGCAGCGCGGCGGATGTAGCCAAAAGTCTGGAACGAGCCGGTGTTGGAGCTGCCAACACGAAGAGCGGATGGGGTTGACGGCACCGCGACAGAAGTATCTTGGGCGCCCAGCGTTCCACCTCGCGCGCCGCGCATATCATTGAGAACGCCAAACCGCGCCGCAAATTTCTGTGCTGAGTTCAGCCCTATTGCCCCCGCAACAGATTGGCTCCCGTCAACCGAGCCGCCAGCAACGCTAACGTAATTAGCCGTATCGCTCGAATCCACGCGAAGGATGCTTCTGTTGTTGGAACTTCCATCATCTGCCTGAAAAATGTATTCATTGTTCTCCGTATCCACCACCCTCTCAAACTCAGTAAACAGCGTGGCTGGATAGCTCACACCACTTATCGTGAAGGCCAGAACATCCGCTGCTCTGGTGGCGGAGGCGCCAGCAGTCGCAATCGGAGAAGAACCAAATGCGCCTGCTTCCACATTCACACAGAACGGACTACCCGTAATCGTAACAGTGATCGTGCCTATAACTGTGCAGTTGATCGTCACTGGCGAGCCGGGGCTTGCCGTGCCCGCGCCCGTAATCGTCGCCGTTCCCGCTGCAACCGCAGCCGTTCCGGCATCAAAACATGTGATCGTGTAACTGCCTGTCGCGCCAAGCGTAATCGTTTGCGTCGCCGGCGCCAGACTGTTCAAAAACAGATTAGTGCGGGCGCCCTCAGCAAGATACCCCTTGTCCGTAATTGCTGGAACGCCTGAAGCAAATTGCGTCCAGACACCGCCAGAAGTGCGCGCGTATTTCGTGCTCGCCCGCGAAAACGAATACCCCGGAATGCTCGCAAGTATGTTGGCGATGCTGCTCTGCTCGTAATAGCCGCAGGCGAAATCCAGATAGGTGTGCGGACGCGCGCCGGCGTCCGTCGAAAGGTCAAACAGACCGTAATTACCGCCGCCGCCAGCCGCATCCAGCGTCGATCCCGTATAACGCGGAATACCCAGCCGCATGCCCATCTGCAGCGGCATGGATCAGCTCTCGTACAACGCGACCAGATTCGTCGCCGTCGTGCCCGTCGAATAAAACTGCTTGCACGCGATCGGCACCACCGATCCGGATGGCACGTTCTTCAGCGTCACCGTCGATGAATTGCCCGCTGGAACAACAACAACATCGCCGCCAACACCGACAAAAAACGCCTCAGGCGCCGGCGACAACACCGTCGCATCGCTCAGCGTCACCGCCGCACACCGCGCCGCATATCCCGCCGCCATTCACCGCCTCGCCCGTAAAAGCTGGAACCCAGCCATCACAAGCCAAATCGCGGCAAAACACATGCGGCCTCAACGCACGCGAATTCGACCCCACCACCGACGCCGTAACCGCCACACACCACGGCGCCAGACGCCAGAACCCGCGCTTGCGCCCGCTGCCCCGCGCACGCCAGTCCACATCCGGCCCCATGAGGATCACACAGCCCAGCCGCCGCAGCGCCGTCAGCCGCCACACCAAAGCATCCATGTCCATGATTTGCACCGACATGCCCGTCAGCGCCGCATCCACCCACACCCAGCGCCCCAGCGCCACGCAATATCCAAACGCGCAGCAATGCCGGAACCCACGCCGGACCAGCCACCGCCACCCCGGCGCGACATCGCCATACGCCGCGACATACCAGCGCGAGACGCCGTCAAACTTCACTTCGATCCCCGCGAAAACCGGAACAAAGCCCCCTTGTGCTTGTTCCCCGCCAACACTCCCACGCTCGTCTTCGTCCGCGTCTCGCGCATGTCCCGCACATTCACCCGGACCGGCAACCCGCCCAAACCCGCCTCGGCCGCACGACCCGTCACAACCTTCGCCTCGCCCGCGCCCCAGAACAGATACTGACACGCCTCGGCAATGTGCGAAAACCCGTCCTTGTTCACGCTCTCGACAATCTCGTTCGACTTCGTCCCCGGAAAACGCTTCAGCGTATACCCGCCATCCAGCGCCGCAATCAGCGACGAACACCCCGGATCGACCATCAACACCGGCTCGCCGTCCTCAAACCGCGAGATCACATTCCGCGTCAGATCGATCCGTAACGCCGGCACGTCCTGAATCGCCGGCGCCCGCACCACCAGATTATGCGTCCGGTACACATCGAACACAGACTGCCGATGCGCCTGACCAGACCACCCGCCGCTCGGATCGCCCCACAGCCGCAACAAGGACGGATCGAAGCGGTACTTCTCTTCCCCGTTCTCGTCCCGATACGTCTCCGTCACAACCCACGGAAACCACTTCGCAATATTCTTCGCAACTTCCGGCGCATATTCGGACGCGGTCCTGTTCGTCGCGCTCATCTCGCGCAAGATCGGCCACTTCCGTCCCACCCGCTGACCAAACACCCAGGCCGGCGTCAGACCAAAATCCGCACCCCCATACACCACCCCACCCTCATGCGGGCGGATCGTATCGCGCGTCACATGCACGTCGCGCCGGAACCCCGGAAACACCGGCTCCCCACGCGCCTCAATCACAACCTTGTTCCGAAGCTCGCGATCAATCTCCTTCGTCGACCGACCCTCGCACAAATCCAGATACCGCCCCGGCGCCATGTTCCGAAGGTTCTCCGCCTTCGGATTGATCACATATCCCTCAGGCGCGGCCGCATCCGGAAACACCGCCGGCGGCTGCATGAAAAACGCCCAGTTCTCCGGCTTCTTATGCGCGCGCTTCTCACTCTCGTCCCAGGCATCGGGAACCGGAATGTCGCCCCGCACAATCTGTATCCAATGATTGCTCACGCGCGGCGCGTTCATATCCATGATGAACCACCGCCGATCAATCCGCATCTCGGAAAAATCCGGCATTGGCCCCGGATTCATGTCCTCACGCAATCCAGCCCGAAATTCCTTCACCGCACGCGCGCGGCGAATGCTCTTCATCTCCTCCCACTTCTCGCCGCCCGGCTGCCACGAATGCGATATATCCTCCCACTTCGGATACCGCCCCGTCCGCTCGATCATCGCCGCAATCAATTTCCGCGTCGAAAACTGCGCCTCGTTAAACCACCCGCCAGTGTACTCTTTGGATTTCAGGGCGCGTAAGGACGTATCGCTGTCGTCCTGAAAACTCTCGAAATGAATCTCCGCCTCAATGTCCCGCCACACAAACTCGTACACATACGGCTCGGTCTCGAAAAACTTCCCGAACCCCTTCCCACGCGGCCCAGGCGGAAACCAGTCCAGAAACGTGTTCACCGTCGAATTACGCAGATCCGCATACGTGTTCCGAGACACCAGCCACCGCGATTTTCGAAGGTTCGAGCCCTTGCTCCGCGGCGTCTCACACATCGCACGAAACAACGCCATGCACGACGCAACAGACTTCCCGCTCTCAATAGGACCCTGAATACACCGCACCGGCGCATCCGACCCCCAATAATCGGCCGCGATCTGACCCGGCGGCCGCCAGACCCGCGCCATTACCGCATCACCTCAAACACCACCGCAACCACAACACAAATCGCCGTCAGCCCCACCGCCGCGCCAACCACAAACAGCGACGTCAGAACAACCTCGCCAACAATCAATAAGACGCTCGCCCACACGCCGTCGCGCTTCAGGGTCGATCGGGCCGTCATGCCAGCGCTCCCTCGCGTACGCGCGCGTGTGGAATATGGAGCGCCGCTTTAATCGGCACGCAGATGGTCAGGCGACAGACGAAACGAAAAATAAAAAAATTCGAGGCGGGAAGAGGAAGTGTGTGGAGGCGATCGCCGTTTTTCCCCCCGCCCCGCCCGCGAAGGATGAATCGCAAAACCGAGGCGGCGACACCGTGGCAGGCTGCTGCCTTAACCTGGCGTTCGCATGTGCGGAATGAGCCCGGCTGACTTGCCTTCAGTCTGCTCATTGCCTTAACTTTCAGTCTTCTAGGATGATGTCGCGGCAGACTTCGCATCTGCCGCCTTTACTTTGGACGTCATTCGCAGATCCTTTGGTCTCCTGGTCCGGCCGGCCATAGCGTTGTTCCATAAGCCCTTCCCATTTCGCGAAGGGAAAGCCTCGGTCCGACGTCTGCAGCGCCTTCCGGAACATGGCGTCCATGACCGCGCGCGCACGCGTGCGGGCTCTCTCTGTGGCTTCTCGGAGTAACGGGGTTGTTGAGCACCACTGTTTGAACGTCTCATCTGAGATGCCCCACGCGCCGCACATCTCGGCTTCAGTCATGCCATCTTCGGCCATGCGTTCGACCTCGGCGATGACCTGGTCGTCGAGATCGCGTGCGGATCTTGGCTTAGGGAGGACGAACTGAGCATTGGCGAGCTGGGCGGCTTGGAGTTCGCGCTCGAGCCTGGCGATTGTGGTTTTGGCGCCTTCGAGTTCGTTCTTGAACTTGTTGCGTTCAGCGAGGAGCGAGGACTTGTCCGCTGGCGTCAGGTACTTCTTTTGACCTGGATCTATGGCGACAGCAGCTTCCATGCTGTCACGCTATGGCTAAGGGTTATCCGCTTGAACGTACTAGGCGCTGGTGATGGTTTAGCTGGCGTGATGTGTGATGTTCGCGCCCGGCCTTCAAAGGCCGGAAGAGCGCGAATGTCACATGTCACGACAGCGATTGTGCGCGGGTTTGGACGCGAAAGAGAAGCGCTTCATGGTTTAGTTTTTCTCTTATAGCGTCATTTTGTGTTCGCGCGCGCGTATAAGCTACTTCTGAGACGCATCGTTTCGCCCTTGTTCTGAGGGCGCGTCGGCTTATGCAAGACGCGCTTGAAGCGGTCTTGCGCCGACGCCGATGCAGGGGGTGAAGGGGGGTCCGGGGGGAAACATACACTTTTTGTAGTGCTTGTCAAATGTGTTTAGATTCAATGGGTTATTGTGGTTACCGTTAGATACCGTGACAAGGAATATATTCCTGTCACGCGTGACATTTGCCTGTTTTGGCGTGACATGTTGGTGTCACGCTTTGTCTATGTCTTTGATTTTGCGAGGTGGTGGTGTGACAAGCAGATTTGGCTTGACAGATTTCGGCGCGATTTCCGTTTTTGGCATGTCACGCGCGATGTCACGCTCTGTTTTTGGGTTCTGCTCCGCGTCTGTCTTTAGCCTTGCCGCGAGGGTTGCGAGGAGATCCGCGTTGGTCAGCTCGTTCGATCCTTCCAGGGCTTTGAGCGCGGCCTCGATCAGCGCCGCTTCTGATCCATGCGCGTCTTTCAATCGCGCGTACCGCTCCGATCCTTCTGCACTGAGAATGGCCGACAGGCGCTTGCGGCCTTGTGCGATGGCCTGGCGCCTCGATTTCGTGACCCTTTCGCCGCTCATTGCCGGCTCCCTTGCTGTTCACCCTGAAAGGGTGTTAGCCGTACATTAGCCGGTTGACAAGGCCTGCTGTTAGCCGTATGTTAGCAGGGTCGATGGCGAACGGCCTTCTAGCGCCGATGGTCATCGACCCGAACGCAGCCCCGCCGTCGCAGGCATCAAAGACGGGGCCAGCCGCTATCATCGTAACGAGCGGCGCCGGGGCACGGAGTGGCCCACAGTCAGTAACCTGACGCGGCGCTAATGGGCACGGAAGCGGTCGGGGTTCCTCAACGAAACGCGTCCCATGGCATGTGAATGCCCGCTGGGATGCGTCGGCCGGCGGTAGCGCGCCGGTCCTGATGAGTAGCTGATCGGACAAGCCGGGGCATCGGGACCGGCAAGCATAGCGCCGCGGCGCCCCTTAAAAAGGCTTCCCAAGGGTGAAGCGTGGGACAGCGCCGCAGCGCCTTATCCAACGGAGGAACACATGAGCTATGCGACTGACGGCAAATGTCACAACGCCAATCGTGGGACCTATGGCCATGAATGCGGCAAACCCGCGACGTGGCTAGGGCGAACCGATACGCTGTTTACCAGTGGGTTTTGTGACCATTGCAAGCAGCACGGCGATGAGCGCCACGGGTTGACCTGGCGTCGCATTGATGAGCCGCACAAGCCATTCAACCATCACTGAAAAGGGCCGCCCTTCGGGGCGGCTTTTTTGTGATCTGTAGTGAGGTCAAAACGGAGGAACACACATGCTCGCAATTCTCGGCTGGGTAGGCGTCATCGGCTTCTTGCTGATTTGCCGCGCCATCGCCTCTTAACAACAACCCCGCCCGGTTCGCCGCGGCGGGGTTTTTTGTGACCTGTAGCGGGTCCGATAGGAGGAACCATGTCTCAGCAATCAGACGTTTATGCACGCGTAACGGCGGCCTTGGTCGAGGCGATCGAACAAGGCGCAGGCGATTGGATAATGCCATGGGCTCGCCCCGGCGTTTCAGTCTATCGCCCTTTGAACGCGGTAAAGGGAAACCATTACCACGGAATCAATACGCTCATGCTCTGGGCGACGGCGCACAATGCCGGTTATGAATCCGGCGAATGGGCGACGTTCAAACAGTGGCAAGAAGCCGGCGCGCAAGTGCGCAAGGGGGAAAAGGGAACGCTTGTTGTTTTCTATTCCGAACTGGAGCGCGAGGACGAGGACGGCGCCAAGCGTAAGATATTTTACGCGAAGCCATCCTACGCCTTCAACGCGGCGCAGGTTGACGGATACGAAGCCAAAGGGTTGCAACGCGGCCCCGGCTTCGATCCTTACGCCACCGCCGAAAACGTCATGCAGAAAAGCGGCGCCGACATCCGCGAGGGTGGCACAGTGGCGGCGTTTTCCCCGGAAGGTGACTACGTCATGCTTCCGGACCGGGATCGCTTCTTGGGCGATGCGGACAAAGCGCGTGAGGCATTCTATGGCGTGGCATTCCACGAATTGACGCATTGGACGGGCGGCAAGACGCGACTGGATCGCGACCTGTCGACCAAATTCAAGTCTGAAGCGTATGCGATGGAAGAGTTGGTCGCGGAAATCGGGGCGGCGTTTTTATGCGCCGATGTCGGTTTATCCGCTCAGCCTCGCCCGGATCATTCGCACTACCTGGCGCATTGGCTGGCGGTGCTGAAGCAGGATAACCGGGCGATTTTCAAAGCGGCGTCCGCCGCCGAGAAAGCCGCGCAATACCTCATCGCGAAAGCGAAGTGACAAACGGGGCGCCGGTTCATTCCGGCGCCCTTTTTTGTTGTCTATCAACGGAGGAACAAATGGCTCATTTCTTGCGCGGATGCGCGGCCTGGCTTCTGGCGCTCGTCTTTGTGGCGGCGTTTCTGCTGGCGATGGCGAGCGTTCTGGCGATGGGCGCCGGCATTGCGGCGGCGATTGCGGCGGGCTCGCCTGTGCCGCTGGCTTTGACGCTCCTGGGCGTGGCTGGCGGCGGGCTGTTCTTCGCGATTGTGCGGGGCTGCGACTGGATCGCGAACCGGCTTTATCTGTGAACCGGGGCGGGCTTTGGGCCCGCCCTTTTTTTGTGGCGTAGCGGCCACTTCAGGAGGAACACATGCTGTACAAACTGGCGATTGCATATCTGGACGCGAAGGCGGCGCATTCTGAAACCGTGGCCCATGAGGCGTATTGCGCTTATCTGCGGGCGGCGCGGCGTTTGAACGTCGATGCGGTCGAGTACATGATGTCCGCGCGGCGTTTCTGGAAAGCGTTGCAAGCGGCGTGAACAACGGGCGAGGCTGTAGCGGCCTCGCCCTTTTTTGTGTGCAACGGAGGAGAGTATGACCCAAAGCGAGAAAGCGGCGCGCGTGTTGCGGGCGCTGGACAAGCTGGAAGAACATTACAGCAAGGGCGCGATTGCGGAGCAAATCCGCGAGCTGATGCGCCTGGCGCCGATCGAAGCGCTGGCGGCGTTTCACGACATTTTCGAGCAAGAGCCGGCTGAGGCGGCATGAACCGGGGCGGGGTCGCAAGATCCCGCCCTTTTTTGTGGGCCGTCCGCGCAGCGCGGGGCTCACGGTTTCCTCCCTAACCTTGGCCCGCCGGCGTAACACCCGGCGGGCTTTTTTTGTGCGCAAGCGCGCACGGTTCCTCCCCGAACGGGGTTGGGCGGCGGGGTAGCGACCCGCCGCCCTGCCCATGGGCGTCCCGCCCGATCCGGAGGAACCCAAATCAGGAGGAACGATATGCACCTACCAAAACTTTCGTGGGCGCGGGAAGCGCCGATTATGCTGGGACTGTTGACGGTCGCCGGCGTGGTCGAGGCTTTCAGCGCTCGCTATGCCCTGGCGACGGCGAGCGATCCCGTCCTGGGGTATGGCAAGGCGGCGCTCATGGGCGCATGCGCGGCCATGGCGCTGCTGGGCTTTCGCCGGGCGTCCCTTCTGGGCGACGATCCCCGCGACGAAGTCCGTAAACGAGCCTGGGGGGCGCGCCTGTGCGCTGTCGGCTTTATGGCTGTGTCCATAGTCGGCGCCGCCGGAGCGTTCGCGTATGAGCGCCAGACGCGCGAATACGCGGTGTATCTCGCTTCGCCTGCTTACGCCGAGGATCAGCGGATCTCGCGCTCGTTCGATCATTCGGACCTGGAGCGCGAAGAGGCCCGCCGCCGCATGGCGGCGCCGGCTGTGGCCGATCGCCAGTTTGGCGATTTCCTGTTTCCGCTGGTTCTGCATGGCCTGGCTGCAATCGCGGCGGGGTCATTGCGCGCGCCGGCGCCCCTGAAACGGGGCGAGGCCGAAGCCATCGCGAACGCGAAGGCCGAGGCAGAACGGCGCGAGAAACGGAACGCCGCGGCGCGGGAGCGCCGCAAGCGGTCCAAAAAGCGTAAGCCTTCAAAGGCGAAGGCGAATGCGCCCAAGAACGTGGTGCCCATCCGCACCCAGGCGTAGAGGAACCCCGGTCTGCACATCCCGCCTTACCAGCCCCCGCCCTTCACCGGGCGGGGGTTTTCTTTTGCGCCGATTCCTGATTGTCTGCCGGCCGTAGCGATAACCGGGGCGGGTTATGACAAAATACAGACCTGTGTTTTTGACATTCGGCGTCGGCCTATTGGCCGCGTTCGCGCTTGCCGGGCTGCACGTTCTGACGCCGCAGCAAGCCGGCGCGTCGCTGGTCGGGCTTTGCCTGTCGGCCTATTATTGGTGCAAAACCAACGCCTAGCCCAGTTCGCGATACCCGGCGCTGGTGATCCACACATACGCCAGATCCCCGTCGCCCTGTTCGCCGATCAGATCCTTGTCGAGCAGCGCCTTGCGGGCGCGCACAAATGCCTGGCGGGACGCATCGTTCATGCCCAGTTTGCTGTGCCGGTAAAACGCCGTGCGCCATGCCTTCTTCGTCGCCGCCGTCTCGAACCCCACATTTTCCGGCCGCTCGTCGATCTCAGCCTTCAGCGCTTCCAGCGCCAGACGGCTGGCGTCGGGCTTTGAGCGCTCGCTGATCGGGCGCGCTTCCTCATCGGTCAGCGGCGCGATGAAGCATGACCCGAACGGATCGCCATCCATGTCGCGGCCCAGCGGGTAATGCTTCAGCAGAAAATGTCCCTCCAGACCGTTCTCGCCGTCCTTCTGCTTCATCGTCTTGAAATGGCGGATTCGGCGCGCATCGCCCGGCTTGCCGTCGGCGACGACTTCCACGGTGAAATCCGCGGCCGCCGGCAACGAGGTATGGCCGCGCATTTTGCTGCCTTCGGCGTTGCGGTGGTGGACGACCAGGACCGTGGCGTCGGTGGCGAGCGCGATCTGCTTATAATGGGCGATCAGCAGCGTCATGTCCTTGGCGCTGTTCTCGTCGGCGCCGGCGGATGCGGTGGCGTGTGTATCGATGACGATGAGGGAGAGCGGCGCGGCCAGCGTCTTTGCGATGGCCTGGAATTCAGCGACCAGCGCTTCGGTGTCGCCGGTGGGCGACCACAGATCCACCGGCTGCGGCACGATCTCGATCGGCAGGTCGCGGGGCGCGTCCAGCGCATTGCGGGCTGCGGTGAAGCGGTTGACGATGCCGTATTCGCCTTCGCCGGCCTGGTAGATGACGCCTCCCTTGCGGACGCGATGGCCGAACCATTCGCGACCCATGGCGACGTGCAGGGCGATGTCGATCGCGATGAATGATTTTCCAGCCTGGCTGTCGCCGTAAACCAGCCCGAACGCGTTCGACGGGATGATGTTCTTGACGACGTAATCCATGGGACGGGCCACCTTGTCCAGATCGCAGAAACGGATACGGCGGAACTTGCCGGAAGGCTCCGGCTGCGGTTCGCGTGACTGGCGCTCATATTCCCGCCAGATGGCGTCGGCCGGATTGTCGGGGTGCGCTTCGATGAAATTTGTGACGTCGCCCTTTTCCGGCAAGCCCGGCAGCGTGACGCGAATTATCGACGCAGCGACGCCGGCCAGCGCAGATTGAACGAACTCGACATGCTTGCGTCCGGCGTCGTCATTATCCGGACAGAGTACGACATGCGCCCCCTTGAGCGCATCGATACACGGTTGCGGGAACTTGCCCGCGCCGCCCGGATTACAAGTCGCCGCGATTCCAAGTCGAGCCAGATTGTCGACATCCTTTTCCCCCTCCACGATCCAGACTGGCCGCTCGTGCGCGAGCGCTTCGATCAATTCCGGCAGGCGATACGGGATCTTGCGCACGTCTTTGGTCGACCAGATCCATTTGTCGGCATTGTCCGGATCTGGCCGGCGTTGCTGAAACCGTGGCTCGCCGTCCGCCCAGCGCACGACCTGAAACAGAAGCTCGCCGTGTTCATCGACGTAATCATACACCGAATGGATGCGCCGGCGCGGCTTGTCGGCCTGGACGGCGCGGTCTTCCCTTTTCGCCAGGCCAAATCCGCGCAGAAATTCGAGCGCTTCAGACTTGGTCATCATGCTGTAGGTCTGTACGAATTGTAGAACGCCGCCGCCGGAATCGTCGTGCCAGTCGTGATAGACGCCCTTGGACGGGATCACGCTGATCGCGCCCTTAGATCCGAAGCGCAATTCATCCGGACGCGACAGCGCCTTGTTGGGTTCACCCAGAGTGGCGCGCGCGACCGCTTCCATGAGCGGCGCAAATTCATCCGGTTGAGGATCAAACCCCACGGCGCAGCCTCCTGGCGGTCTCGATCTGCAGGATGCGCGTCACGGTATCGCGCACTTTGAGCTTTGTGTAATGCACGGCGGCTTCGTCCGAGCGTGGGCTGGATGCGATCTGAACGCGGTATTTGTGATCGCGGCTGTCGTAAATCTCGATCGACGTGTGTTTGGTTTTCGCGCCGACGGTCCACTTCATGCCGAGCGAGTTCAGCAGTTCGGCGGCGGCTTCGATCTGCAGCTTTTCAGCGCGCGTCATTGCTCGCCCCCAGATTATCCCACGTTTTCTGATCGGGTGCGCGTTGCGGGATACGCTGTCGTGACGGCGGCGCATAACCGGGATGCTGCTTAAGCCACGTCTTCGAGCGCTTGTTCTTCTCGGCGCGCCAATCGGCCTTGCAATGGTATTGCACAACGTCATGGCGGCGATTGACGACAGCGCCAATGCGCTCATATGACCAATTCAGCGCCCGCAACGTGATGCACACTTCGCGCGTGATGTGGACGCAGCGCTTGCAGCGGCATTTTTCCAGGCGATGACGCCGCGGCGCTGGCGGTGCACTTGCGGCTGCGGCGGCGAACGCTTCCGCGATCAAGGCAGTCTTCCCTTTTCCCGTGTATACGGGCGCGAGCATCGGCAAATCGGTCATTTCATCTCCGCGTGTGTTTCAAACGGCTCGCAGGCATAGGCTTCCGGCGCGTCGATCTGGATGGCGAAGCCGGAGCGGGTACGCATGACGCGCACGGATGGAAGCCCCCAGCCGGGCGTCATGCCCGACAGGCCGCGCACGGAATCGATGACGGCCACGGCGACGCGCAGCTCGAACGAGTGGCGGTCCTTGGCGTGTTCTTCGCGCGTCCACGCCATGCGCGAGACGTCATTGACAATGGTGTCGCACGCTTTCTGGAAATCGGCGTTCACGATGGGCGTGAAATCCCGTTTCGGCTTTTTGGCGAACGGCCACCTCCCTGGCTTGATCGTTTTGCGCACGACTCCGCGTTCGCGCCGGACGGGCGCGTCAATGATGTTCGCGGGCATGAAAGCCCCCCTTTAGACTGGCGCTATTTGCGCCGTTGGAATTTGCGGCGACCCGCCGCTTTACAACCCTTGTGCTCCAGCTCTGGCTTCAGCAGCGCGGTGATGAAACCGGGATCGACGCCGAGCTGCGCCGAGATGGCGCTGATGCCCATGCCGGCCTTGTGCAGCGCGCGCGCTTCGTCCTGCCAGTTTCGGCTCATCGTTCGTTCCTTCGCGACAGCAGCACCAGCAGCATCACGCCCATCAGGATCAGCCCGCCGAACATACCGGCGCCGATCAGCCGCACGGAATCGTCAATGCTCATCAGTATCTGTTCAACGGTGCGCGCGTCGTTCATGACAGCGGCCGCCCGTCGATGATCTGCATGCGCTCCATGGCGGCGGAAAATTCGAGCACAATCTGCAGCCGCTCAGCGATGACGTCGATTACTTCGTTCTCGCGCACGCCGCCCTTTTTCTGGTTCTGCAAAAACACCACCAAAAAAGCGTCGATCATCGACACGTAATTCGCGGCGTTTCCTGCGTCCTTGACCATGGCGTCAAATGCACGGCCGTAGATTGCCATCAGCGGCGGCGCGATCAGATCGGGATGCGTGCGCCGCAGATCGCGCTTGGCCGCGTTGATCAGACGCTTCACGGCGTCGTCGAGTGTGGGCAGTTGTGGGTTGGTCACGCCGCAATCCTTTCTTCGACGATGACGGTGATCATGTCCGCATCGCCCCATTGTTTTTTTGCTGCGATCTGGACGGCCTGGCGGTCGTCGACAAAGACGATGCCGTTCATGCCGTCGAGGATCGATTTGACGAAGTTGTCAGTGTCGCCGGCGGGCGCCGGCAGCTTGGTTTTCTTCGGGCGTTTGCGCGTGATGACGATCGACACGGCGACGGGGTTCGGCGTCGGGCGCTTGCCGCGCATGACGGCCTTGGCTTCCCAGCCGATCAGCCGCTCAAAACGAACGGTGGCTTGCGGGGTGAAGACGCGGCCGCCGCCGAAGCGCGGACGCCCCTTCCCCACGGCCTTGGTCGCCGCCTGAAACGCGCAGAACGCCGTCATTACGCAACCCGCGTGATCGAAACGACTGTTTCGTCGTCGCTCAAATCTTCCGCAATCTGATCAAGCCGATCCTGCGACAGCGCCATCTCGGCCTCGCGGCGATCGTTGTCAGATTGCTCGTCCAGCGTGTCCTGGTAGGCGTCCCAGATCTTCATGAAGTCCGTCCAGCCGTCGATCCAGAGCTGGCGCTCGTGGCCCTTCAACTCGGACGGCGGCTCGCACGCCAGGCCCTGAATGGCCGCCCATTTGCCGCGGCCGCGAATACGATCCCAATCGTCCGCTACACGGACGAAATCGAACGACAATTGAACGTCGTAACCGAGCGCCTGCGCGGTGCGCTGGATCGCCATCACGCGCTGTTCGCGGATGCCGTCGCTTTCGGACAGGAAATCCAGCGTCGCCTTGACCGTTTTGGGGTCCACGCCTTCGTTTTTCGCGCGCTCTTTGACAATCTTGAGTGCGTCGTTAGCCAAGTCGGCGTCTTTTTTCGCGGCCAGAATTCGGCGGGTATGGATCGCCGTTAAGTCCGCGATGGTGAAGTCGTTTTTCATGCTGCATCCTCTGTTGTTGCGATCCACCAGCGCACCCATTCGTTTGGCGTGACGGCGCCGTTCGTTTCGGCCTCGAACACGGCGAGCAGCGAGGAATCCGCTTCGCGATCGCCCGACAGCAGCCGCGAAAAATACGATGCGGACAGACCGCATTTTTCCGCGAAGGCCCCGGCGGGAATTTCTTTCGCCTCAAGAAACTTGCGCAGCGGATTGACTGGTGGAGATGACGCCATGGCGGCTAACTTGCCCATTAGGCACATCTCAGTCAAGCGGTTAACTTTACCAAGCGCGCATCTTACGAATGACGCGCCCGCATCTAGGCTTTGCCGATGAGGCAACGTCGGCGCACCTACCTGAAAGAGTGGCGGATTTATCGGAACCTGACGCAACAGGATCTTGCCCTGCGTTTGGGCGTCACCCACACGATCATCAGCAAGATCGAAAACGGGAAGCGCCCCTATTCCAAGGCTTCCTTGAGGCGGCTGCAGACGCTTTAATGACTGATCCTGCGTCGATTTTAATGCGAGACCCCTCGTCGCCAGATTTCATCTGGTCGATCTGGGAGGCTATTCCGGAGTCATCGAAGGAACAGGCGCTCGCCGTCCTGAAAACTTTTGCGCCAAACGCCGCTCCGGAAAACGACCGAAGCACGAAGCCGGCAAAGCGCGTCCGAAAGTAACGTCAAATTCGACAAGCGCCACAATTGCTTATGCTAGTGCGCGCACGTTGGCTTGCCTCATAGGCAAATTATTTGTTGACGATTTTGTGCCCGCAAGGCAAGTTGCCTTCACTGACGCAATGGCGCGGATGAAGGAAGCACTCCATGGACAACGAAGAGATTGAAACGACGCAGCTTGAGGGCGTGGGCGAACCCATCAGCGTGTTCACGCAGGCGGAATTCCCGCCGATCAGCACTGTGCTTGAGCCCGCGCATCGCGCCGCCGAGGCGCTTGAGGAAGCCGACAAATTCGTCGAGGAGCCGGCCGCGCACTCCACCAAGGCCGGTCTGGTCGATGCGCTGTCGCTGACGATCGACGCGCTGCAGGAAGTTTACGCCGAACTCACCGAAGCGAAGACCGAAACGCTCGCCGTCGCCAAGCGCGCCACCGAGAAAGCCACCCGCGCCGGCGTCGAGCTGGACCTGTCGCTGCTGGACGATCCGTTCGACGCGGCGCTGCAGGACGTGAACCGGCTGCTGAACACGTTGGAGAAGCAGCGCAACCGCGCGCGGTTGGCGGCTGAAGCCTAGGCGAAGGCGAACATCTTGACGCGCTCGTATCTCCGGCCGCCGTTTTCCTCCGCTGGCAGAAGTTCAGAGATACGCAGCGCGTCAGCGGTGTCCATCATGACCATCGAACGCCCGAGCGATTCCATCCAGCAAAAGCCGACTTCGTTAATGCGGATCGGATTGCGCGACTGGTGCGGGTTTGCATTGAAGCGTCCGCCAAGCTCGCACTTCTGGATGTATCCGTCCTGGGTGCCGATGATCTGATCCAGATCGAACGCCGTGATGTTCATGGCTTCCCGGTCGGATCGCAGGATCAGCCCAATATCCGTCGGCCGCGTCAGAAGAATAGGCGCACGGCGAGAAAACCCAGCCATTTATGACTCCTAGTTGAAGGCGACGTACTTGCGATGAATAAAGCCGCTGCAATTGTCAATGAAGACGCCACGCCTTTTCTGCCGGATGGCGTGTATTTGGGCCTCTCGGAAGAGGATTACTTTGCGCAGGACGCGCTGGGTTCCACAGACATTCGCAAGCTGATCGCCGACCCGGTGCGCTGGTGGTGGCAATCCCGCTACAATCCGCTGCGCGAGAAGACCGGCGAGAAATCGCGCGAGATGATCATCGGATCGGCGTGGCATTGCCTGGCGCTGGAAGGCGTCGAGGCGTTTCAATCGCGCTATCGCAAGGCGCCGGACAAGCGCGAGCATCCTGGCCTGCTGGTGACAACGTCGGACATCAAGGGCCGCATTGTCGAGCTGGGGCACAAGCCGGACGGCAAGGTGAAAGAGGATTTCATCGCGCAATTGGTGCGGATCGACGGCGAGGCGCCGATCTGGGAACGGATCATGGCGGCCGCGGAACGCGATCCGCGCCAGGAATTGAGCGCGCAGGATTACGACGAGGTTCTGTGGGCCGCGCACGGCCTGCTGCAGAACGACGACTGGCGTGCGCTGCATGAGAGCGGCTATCCGGAAGTGTCCGTATTCTGGACCGAGGGCGCCGGCAATGATGCGGTGCGCCGACGCGCCCGGTTCGACTGGCTGACGCATCGCGGCGTTGCGGATCTGAAGTCCATCGGCATTGCTGACGGCGACCCGCGCTATGCGGTCGTGCGCTCGATCGACAACAAGCGCTATGACGTCCAGGCGGCAGATCACCAGCGTGCGCTGCGAGCGGCGCGGGATTATCTGTCTGGCCTTGAACCGGCGCTGAAGCGCGCTCTGGCGTGTCCGCGCAATTACCACTGGTTCTTCTGGGACAAGCGCGCGGGGCCGTCGATCCATAGCGTCCATGCCACTATCGGCGGCGAAGTGTGGGACGCGATCGACATGGAAATCACGCGCGCCACGAACGACTTCCGCCGGTTCCGCGCGGAGTTCGGCATGGATTGCGTCTGGTCCGAAGCGCGCGATCCGAACTTTTATGAACCTGGCGCGTCCTGGGGGATGCGCGCGAATGCGGAGTGGGCGTGAACAAGATCGACCCAAAAAAGCTGCACCACTACGCGGCCCTGCTTCTGGTCTGGGGCGGCCTGGCGTGGATGTTCATCCCCGCCGACACGTTCGACCAATTGCTGTTTCACAAGATCGACGCCTGGGGAATGCTGATCCTCGGAAACGTCCTGCTGCTGACGGAGAAGCTATGAGCATCCTCAACATTCAGCCGGCGATCCGCCGCAACGTCAAAGCCATTGTCCTGCTGTCCGGCCCGAGCGGCTGCGGCAAGACCTACAGCGCGCTTGAGCTGGCGCGCGGCCTGGTCGGCGAGAAAGGAACGATCGGCTTTCTGGACACCGAAGCGGACCGCGCGCTGCACTATGCCGATCTGACGCCGTTCCTGCACGCGACCATGGCCCCGCCCTTTTCGCCGGAACGCCACGTCGAAGCGATCAACGACTTCAAGGCGCACAATGTGGACGCGCTGATCATCGACAGCGTGTCGCTGGAATGGGCCGGTGAAGGCGGCGTGCAGGAGATCGCCGAAGCCGGCGGCGCGCAAGGTCTGCAGCGTTGGGCCAAGCCCAAGATGCGCCACAAGAAGTTCGTGAACCACCTGCTGCAATGCCGGATGCACATCATCCTGTGTGCGCGGGCTACGGAGAAACTGGTTCAGGTCGAGCAGAACGGCCGCAAGGAAATCGTCTCCGACGGCTGGCATCCGGTGGTCGAGAAGAACCTGCCGTACGAGGTTCTGATCAGCGCCGTGCTGGACGAGAAGACGAAGATCCCGCGCTACACGAAACGGCCCGAGCAATTGCGCAACGTCATGGCGGACGGCCATCGGATCGATCGCAAGATGGGCGCTACGCTGAACGACTGGCTGAACTCAGGCGCGGCGCCGGAGCATCCCATTGTCGCCAAGGGCCGTGAGGTTG